TGCGCCATTTCTTCACGGTCAGCTCGAAGACATCGGCGACCTCGGTCTTGTACTTGGAAAGCGGGATGTCCTCGCCCTCGCCCACGGTTCCGTCGGCAAGCTCGCCGGTGACCTTGTATGTCTTGACGTTCTGCCCAGGCTGCTTCTCGATCTTGCGGGTGAGGCCCAGCACCTCCATGAGCACGTGGATGTCCTTCTTGAAGTGCTCCACGAAGTAGATCTCGGAAGTGCGGGCGAAGTCCGCCGCCTTCTGGATGTTAGTCTCTGCCATTCATCTCTCCTTAGTTGTCCCAGAGATCAAGGTTCTCGGAGATGAGCTTGCGGCATTTCACCGGGTCCTTCTCCGCCATGATCTCCTCCTTGGTGAGCCGCTTCGCCCCGGTCGGCTTAAATCCCGTGGAGCCCTGCGACTTCTCCGACTGGAACAGCCACGGCTCGGCCTCCTTGAGCTTCAGCACGTCGCCACCGTGGTCTTCGAGCAGCGCCTTGGCCGCCTTGGCGTTGCGGCAGCCCGCCAGCTTCAGCTCGTAGTCGGTGCGCATATCGGCCTGGGACGCCTCAAGCGCCTCGATCTTCTCCTCAAGCGCCTTCTTCGCCTCCTCGGATTTGGCGACGTCCGCGATGGTCTTCTTGAGGTTCGCGATCTCCTCGTCCTTGGCCCTCATGTCGCGCTCGTACTTGCCCTGGCTGATGCCCGGATGGCCGTGCTTGTCCTCCAATGCGGGCCCCTGGCCGTTGCCGGCCGCCTGCTGGCCGCTGCCAGCGGCTCCCGTCTCTTCGGCCTCGGTGCCGCCCGTTTCCTGCCCAAGTTGCTGATCTGCCATGCCGTTCCTCTCTCTGGCGTTTGTTTCCGCACTTCCCTGTGCGCTTCAGGTGCGCTTTTTACGCGGCGCGTGGCGATGGGCCGTATTATCGGGGTGTGTCGCAAAGGGCCATGTACTCGTCGATGAGGCCGATGGCGTTCCGCGCCCCCTCGCATACGGCGGCGCACATCCCCTGCCCCCTCAGCAGGTATATCCAGTCGGCCTGCTCTCGCGTGGCCTTGCCGCCCTCGGCCTTCATCTCGATGTAGAGGGAGTGGTAGCGCCCCCTCGCCACGGGGATGCACAGATCGGGAACCCCCTTGCGGAGGCCCTGGCGCTTGAGCTTCGCGCCGGCGTACACGCTGCGCTTGCCCTCGTTGGGTATGTGGTACACGGGTATGCCAAGAAGCTCGCAGTACTCGATCACGGCTATCTGCTCGTCGGCCTCACTCATAATCGCACCCGCTCACGATCTCGTGACCGTCCAGGTGAACATCAACGGGCCTTGCCGCCGTCATGGGGTCGCCCGGCTCGCCCAACGTGCACCCATCGCTGCTGGATACGGGCTCGTCGCCCCGCGCGGTGCACATCATAGTCCTGGGCCTGCCGAACCCAACGCCGTCGTCGATGACGCACAGCCCGCAGGCGAAGCATGGCACGATGTTCCTCATCGCATCCCCTTTCTCTCGTCGGGGGAATGGTACGATGCTGTCGCAGGGCATGAAAAAAGCCCGCCGAAGCGGGCTTTCGGGCAAGTGCGCCCTACAGGAGCGAAGTGGCGGCGACGGCCCCGGAAAGCACAGTCTCGAATGCCTTCCCCAGGGCCTTCCGCACCTTGGCCATCGCGGAATTGCTATCGAGGAAATCCACGCCCTTGAGCGTTATGCGCAAGTCGTCGCACATGATATCCTGGGCGTAGTCCATGCCGGCATCGCCTGCCATGTAGCCGCTCTCAATGAGATCGCGCAGCACGGCGATGAAGTAGGTGGAATTGCAACCGGCTAGTTCGAGCGCCTTCGCGGGGCTTCCCTCCACGCCCTCCTTCAAGCAGGCATAGAAGTACGCGAGAACCTTGTATGCAATAACCTGGTAGTCGTCTTTAGCCATCGAGCACCTCGAAACTCTCTATCTCATCGACGTAGACGCCTTCGACATACTTGACCCCGCCCGGGGTTTCTTGCAGCACGTGGAGCATATCTCGCATCTCGTCGTTGTCGCAGCCAAGCTCGTAGCCGTTATAGGGCCCGACAACGGTATAGCCGTCAGCGCAAACCACACGAACGTTCTTGCCCCACACCTCGGGTATGTCCTCAATCATCATCGAACAAGGCACCTTCGTCTCTCGCCGGCACAATGTGAGCATCACCTTTGCTGTAATGAATTGTAAACCCTCTAGTAGGCCGTTCGGCACCATCGCGTCCAACTACATAACCGATTACATAATCGGCCATGCACTTCTCCCTGCCCCTCCAAACACCATGGACAATCGTGGCATTCCCCTTGCCCGCATTCTCGCGTATCAGGCGCTCAGCCTCTTCGACGGAGATCACCAGGCGGCTGGGGGCATGATAGCCCCGCTTCCTGACGCTTTTCACCTTGGCCTCGTACTCCCTCGTCCCCGGTATGTGCTTGTTCTGCTTGCCGGGGTTGACGGTGTTGGACAGGTCGTCGGTCGCCCTCGCCTGCCACTCGCCGATCGCCGCCTGGTAGCCGTGGGCCTCCCCGCTCCTTATGCGCTCGGCCCTCGTCTCGGAGCGCGCGTCCACGTGCACCACACCATCGGCACCCGCCTTCGCCCGCGCCTTGCGGTACGTGCCCTCGCGGTAGGGCTTCTGGCGGCGCAGGACGGCGCTGTGCTCCTCCACAAGCTCCCGCAGCTTGCCCTCGGCGATGCGGAGCCTGCGGCGCTCGTCGGCGGCATCGTAGCCGGCATCCTCCAACACCTCTATGACGCGCTTGCGCTTGCGGATGTCGTTCTCGTACCGCCGCTGGCGGCTCGTTAGATCGCGGGCCTCCTCTGTCGTGTACCCCGTGCCCTCCAACGGGTCGGGACGGGCGCTCGCGGTGCCCGGGTAGTATATCTCCACGCGGTGGCCGCAGTTGTACCCGCCGATGCCGTTCTGCAAATCCCCGGGATGGCAGCAATCGTAGAAGTTCGGGTACTCCCCGCTGCCCTTGATCTGGTACACCCTGCCCTGCCACGCCGCATGGCTCGGGCGCGCGTTGGCCGTGGTGCTGACCTTCACGAGGTTCCTCCCGTTGCGCTGCGCTATATCCAGCTCCTGGGCTATGAGGCGCTGGGTCGCCTCCGTGCGCATCATGCGCCGCACCCCGACATCGACGGGGACGCGCACCACCGTGCCGTCCTTGCGCTTGTAGCTGTAGGCCGCCACGCCCTCCTCGGCCATGCCCACCACGGCCTTCCGCAGCGCCCTCTCGTACCCCATCGTGCGGGCATCCTGCGCGGCCCTTGCGGCGTGCTTGGCGTAGATCGCGTTGGCATCGGAGCGTATGGCCCGCTCGATCTCGGCCACCCGGGGCTTGGCGGCCGCGCACGCCTCGCGGGCCCGGCTTCCCGCATCGGCCCTGGCCGCCTTGTCATACCCGGGGCCTGCCTTGGCGTTGGCCTCGAATACCTTGCCCATGGACGCGGAAACCGCCGAGCTGTGGGCCTCCGAGCGCCTTGCGAGGTACTGCCCCAGCTTGGCGCTCAGCTTAATCCCGGCAACCGCTACGCCGACCTCCGCAGCGGCTGAGAGCGCCCCGGCCACGGCCTTGAGCACCCCCAGCTCGGTCTCGCGAAACGCCTCTGCCGCGCCCTCGGAAAGCTCCTCCTGTTCGCTAGCCGAGATCATTCCTCAGCTTCCCCCTCTTCGCCCTCGGCCCGCCCTTCGCCGAACTCGCCGCCCTCTTCTTCGGTATCCTCAACGGCGTTCTGCGCCCTGGGCACGTTCGCCTTCGCTGTCTCCTCGTCCTCGTTGTACCACTTCATGCGGTACTCCCAGTCGTTGAGGGTCAGGTCAAGCTCGGCCAAATCCTGGGCCTTCTCGGCGGCGGTGTCCTGGATGATAGAGTCGTCGAACTTCACGGTCACGTCGCCCTCGGGCGGGAGCGGGACGCCGAGGAACGTGCGGGCGCAGTGCAGGGCGGCTGTGCATATCTGCGCGATGGCATCGCCCAGAAGGTTCTCGTGCTCCTTGATGGAGCGCATGAGCTGCGAGTTGTCGGACGATACCTCGGTCGCCGTCTTGATGCCGCCCTTCTCGTCGATGTCGAAGTAGCCGAGGCCGAACCCGCACTGGTCCCCCAGCGTTTGCAGCGCGGTGCGGTAGGCCTTGACCTGCTGCTCGGTGCGCAGCGAGGGGGCGAACTCCTGCACCATGTCCTCGCTGCTCCCCACCTTGCGGAACACCGTGCAGTCGTCCTTCCCGAACGGGATGACGCGCTGCCCCTCGTCGTCGCCGCGCTCAAGCAGCATATCGCTCAGGAACACCCTGATCTTGCCCACGTCAACCTCTGTGAAGATGGCGTCGTAGGCGAGATCGACCGACTGGATGACGTCAATGGCGTCCTCGAACACGCTCATCCCGTAGGGGCTGAACTCTTCCATGGTGTTCTCGATGGCCGGCTTAACGATGGCGAACGTGGGCGTGGGGCACCCCGTCTCCAACACGGGCAGCACCCCCTCCATCTTCACCTCGCGCCCCATCTCGTCCAGGAGCACCGTGTGGATGTCGTAGGTGCCCCCCTCGTTGACCAGGTGCATCTGCAACTGGTCAACGGGCTTGCCCCTCATGTGAATCCTCGTCGCGAAGGCGCACTCGGTCACCCCGTCCTCATCCCAAGACAGAGGTAGGGTCATGTTTGCGAAGTACCGGCGGATGAGCATCTTCGGGGCGGCCGTATCAACCCAGAGCGCCCACGCGCCCGTGCCCAGGCCGAAGGCCCGCTGCACGAGGCCCTGGCCGCGCGACCAGAACTTTGACCGGGCGAGGAAGCCCTCTAGCCACTCGTTGCAGGCCTCGTCCTCGCACTGCACGCTCGTCTGCTCGTCCATCAGCAGGCTGGACCACTCGCGGCACACGCGCTTGGCGGGCCTGACGGAGCGCCTGTGCACGTGGTAGAAGCGGCCCTCGCTGTCATAGTCGTCGTAATCGTAGAACTCCCCCGTCCCACGCATCCAGGCGTCCCACCGGTTGATGTGGCCCGCCATGGAGCCCCAGGGGACATCGTAGCCCCTCTTCTCCAAGTACGTGCCGATAGCCCCGGGTACGCCGTATCTCTCATCTGCCACTACGCGGCCCTCCTAACATCCTCCATCATTGCGTATCTCACAGCGTCGATGCTGTGGTCGTTGCCGTCGGGTATCTCGTCTATCCACTCGTCGTTCCTGTCCCGCTCGAACTCCTTCAGCGTGAACTCCTCGTAGGCGCGGGGGCACCGCACGGGGTCTATGTGGATGGCCCGCAGGCCCGCGAGGTAGCGGTAGCTGAGGTCGCGCATATTGCCCTTGCGAGCGGGGCGGGCCTTGAGCGAGTACTTGCGGCGGTACACCGCCGTCTGCTGCTTCCCGTCCGGCGTGTCGTCCGTCCACACCGTCTGCGCGTGGTAGCGCGGCTTCCCGCCCTCCTCGTCGGCGTAGGTGAGCGCATCTACGACCAGCCTCCCCGTGTCGCGGGCCTCCTTGCGGAAGGCCTCCCGCTCGTCGAAGACATACAGCTCGCGCGACCGCTTGTCGAAGTGGCAGCGCACGAAGCGCCAGGGGTCGGGGAACCATCCCCAGTCGATGCCGTTTCGGAAGTTATCGAACGAACGTACGTCCTCATCGCTCATGCGCGTGTCCCTGATGTTGTCGAACACGCTGCCGCCCGTGCCGGTGATCTCCCCCAGCATCTCCCAGCGGTAGGCCGTCTCGTTGGTGTCGCGCAGCCACTCGGCCTCGGCCACGAAGTCCTCGCCAAGCCATTCGGCGTGCCCCCCTTCGACCACATCCAGGTAGGTGCTGTGGTGCACGGTGCAGCGGGGCTTGCGCTCCATTTCGAGGGCCTGCTTGTTGACCCAGCTCCACAGGGTCTTAGGCGGGTTGTAGGAGTAGAACGTCCAGAACACG